CTAGTTGTTGTGGTTCTGCCTCCCCACCGCGAACGGATTTCAGGCTTGTTCCAGATTCTAATGTGCTTGCGCACGACCATTAACCGCGCTGGACCGCAGCTGTGATGTACTCCAACTTGTTTATTTTTGTGGCTGAGGGCCGTACCGACCTCCGCGACACGCGTTGTCCACAACACCAGTGGGTCGTTGCCGGTGTATACGCGTGAAGTGGCTATACCTCCTTCAGGGTTTTGTGTTTATTGTTGGAATGAGTAATGCTTTTCTACATATGCATGTGTTTGTGTTTAGACGTTGAGAACGTATGGTGTGACCGTTACCAGTGTACGCGTGATGGTCCCTGTGAGAACACTGGGAGTAGGCACGGTAACCGTCGCTTGCAACGACGGATCAAGCACTTGGAAGTATGCAGTGTACGTGACTTGCTGCGCTGTGTCGGTAGTCCCGTTCTTGTACGGGCTGACCGATTCACCACCGGATGGTCCGATGATGCCGCTGCAGTTGACGAGGGTGGGGTCCCCTGCCCATGTGTAGGCGCTGAATGGTCCTCCAAGGGTCACAATGACCTGGAAGGACCCAACAACTCCTTTAGCGAACGTGATTGTGTTGGCAGTGGCTGTTACAGCTAGCGACCCATATGAATTTTGGGTGCCGGTGAACAAGCTTGCTCCGTTCGGGGCGTTGAGGACACGTAATCCGTACGTCTTGTAGGGTGAAGTCACGTTGCTGGCGACGATGGGTTTCTTCAACTCAACCTCATATGTGACCCAGAGATCCCCGATCGGTTTTCCAGTCGTCTGACAACCAGACACGGCAACATGTGTCGTGCCCAGGTCATACAGGAGCTTGTCCTCGTTCGCTGGGAGATCCATGGAACGGACATACTGGATGTTAAACGGGTTTTCCTTGGGGTCACACTCAATGGGGTGGCAGAAAGCATCGCATGGCACAGCTTCGTTGCTGTTATACTCGTTGAGCATCTCAATTTTAGATGCTGGTGGCTTGTCGCTGGCACGGTATGATGTTTGCAACATCACTGAACCAAGAGCCGCGTTGGTGGACGCGACTGCGGACCCACTGGTCGGGACGTAGTGAAACACCATGCCCCGCACTTTGTATTCCTGGAAGCGGCTAGCAATGCCAGCCAACCATGGGAACAGGTACACATTACCTGGGTTGATGTCGAATGACGAACGCACTTGAAACGTTTCCGAACTCAGCACGGTGGTGATGAATTCACGGTGGCGCACGACGATCGACTGATCTCCCTTGTGCATCACCGGGATTGTTGAGGACATGTTCTGATCTACGATTGTGTTCTTCGTGATCTGGTAGTCTCCGGAGCCGAGCCACTTGCTCAACGATGCTCCTAGACTATGCCCAACAGAACCACCGCTTGAGGGCATCCCGAAGAGACCGCCGACGGCGGTGCCCCCCAAGCCCCCCAATGCTCTGAGCGCTGACCCCAACCTGGTCATCTCGCTCTTCTGGGTTCGTTTTGGGCCCACTCGGCCCAAGGTCATTCGACGCTTGGTTCTTGTTCGCGTCTGTTTTGGCATTTTGTATTGTTTGTATGGTTTTCTTGCCTTTACTCATAAAATTTTGGACTTCTACAACTGAGCTATTGTATTAAAGACAGCCCGGGCACTGTCTCCACAACGTTGCGTGTCACTGCGTCAGTCTCCTGCCACGCCAGTGTGCCACGCTCGTAAAATCGCTCGATGCACTTCTGCTCATCTGGTAAAACACCAAATGCGTAGTAATACGATACGCGGGCTCGCGCGTCAACCGACGCCGCGGCTACCCCACGCATAGCATACAACATGGATCGGTTACGAAACACCGAGTCAATGACCCCTTGGGTTGGGGTACCATGACGATCCATTAGTTGATAAAAAGCCTCATGCACTGGCACACCACTACACAATATCCTACCACATTGCCCAACCGCTCCCCACCAACGTTCCATACTCTTTCCGTTGGTAATTGGGAGCAGGCACATGGGGTCCTTGCGCAAAACTGCACTAAGGTTACGCACCATGCGCCATCCCGTCGTCAACTCGACGGGTCTGGTTTGACAGAATTCAACTCGTTCGAACTCTGTCACTGGGTCTTCAACAGTCATGGCGAAACCACGAGTCTGGAACCATGCGCCCAGTCCGCTCGTGATCTTGCCGAGGTCTGCCTTCTCAACGAAGAGTTGACAGTCATCGCCATTGTTTGCGAGTTCAGCGGATACTTCACATTCATCACAGTACGCCTTGACCAGCGCACACATGATGATGCAATTGCCAAGAGAGGTGTTCAGGTCGCCAGATGATCTGGTTCCGTACATGGAGAACTTCACTTTGCCGTCTCCGGCGTAAGCTGTTCCACGATTCTCTATTTGCCATTGCAGCAACCGTTTTAAGAGCCTGTTCCCGGGAAACAGGCGCTCATAGAACCCATCTTCGTACAATAGGGCGACGACACTGACGTGCATGTCGAACTTGGATGCGTCCAAGCCAACTGCGACCGGTTCTTTGAACAACCGCCATTTCTCATGCAAGATTTGTGCAGAGACGTCAGCATTAAACCCCTTTATGACCGTGGCGCGCGTCCGTGCGCCCCACGCCTTATTGATGGCTTTGAAGAAGTGGTGCTCGGCATGTTTCAGAAACCTACCGAGAGTGAGATTGTAGCGGGCCGACCGTGGATTGATCACACGGGGTGCTTTTGATACATCTTGTTTTTCGAACTTAACAAACGATTTGAGTTTTGCGTCCTCTTTTGTAAGCGGTTTGATCCTAAGCGAATCGCGCGCTTGTTCATAGATGCGCCGTTTTGGACCGCGGTATGTCTCGACAACTTGGTCAAGAGATAGCACGGGCAATTTTGGCATATGACGCAATACATCATCGCGGAATTTGACCAGTTCCGTGGTTTGGTAAGCTCGTTTGGACACGGGAAACGCGGGCCGGAAGCCTTCCCCATCTTTACAGAGAAAATACCGTTCTGTAAAGGCGCGTTCAATGGTGTCCACATTGTTGTTATACACGCCCAACTTGTGGTCCGGTCCAAGACCGGTGGTCATCACAAATTGGCGTGGTTTTGCGAGCAGCCCGTTTCGGATTACGGACAACTTACCAGAGCACATCCGTTCACGCTGCAGCCGAAGCTGAGGTGGCACAGTGGTGTCCTGGCCCAGTACCCTAACCGGGCGCCCCTAGCACACTTCAAGCGTGGCGGTACGTTCCTTCTCTTCGAACATACGCATCCAGCTTGGTGCTCTGAGGCGCGTTTTGGCGAGCCGCTCTAACACGTCCTCCGTGAAATAGGCATTCATCACAACCTGCAGGTGGCAAGCTGCGTCAGTGTCCCTGACACGGTGTTCGCGGCAAATCTCTAGGTACTTCCGTTGTACCAACAATTGATTTGCTTCGGTTTTTGCGAGAACTCCGAACCGTGAACGCATGTGCACCACCACGGCTGCTGCGAACCTTGGCACAATCTTCGCTTCAGTGCGCTTGGTCATAACAGCAGCCAGTATCACCTCACGTGGCGTCCACTCCGTGAAGTTGTTGGCCTTGAACAGTGCATCCCACTGCTTCATGGTGCGTGTTTGCCGCGGTTCCTGTTCCGCGCCCAAACAATATCCGGTGTCTCGTTTTGTTTCATGCATTACCGACATTAAGCATGTGGGGTTACCGTTGAACCCCATTTGTTCGCGCATCGCTTTGCGAACGTCCCGTCTGACTTCAAGGTCCCGCTCATAATTGCGGCCTTCAGAAGCGTCGATGCAGCACAACACCTGCACGACGGGAGACTCCATACAGAGCTTGTACCATTTGCGTTTGCACGCGCGCACAATCCTGTGCCAGGCGGACAACCTGGGCTTACCTGCGACGGGGTTTTTGGTAAGCGGAGTTTCGTGATTTGTGGCCATGGTAAAGAATTGATTGGTTGGTTCTTTGCCCGGCCGGGGTGCCTGAGTTGGAGACGGCTCTCCTCGCGGTGAATATCGATCACCGCACTAAAACGGAACGTACATAGTTCAATGCAGGTGGGAGGTGGTTGCTAATTCACCCGACGCTCGTGATCCCACCTGTGGTGCTCCTCGAATCCTTAGACACCAAATAGTTTTCATCGTGTGACACGCCCAGACCCTCGGAATACGTACTGGGAAAACA